GGATGCAAGAATTTGAATTGACCTCTTGAAAATGACCAGTCGGCTCTATCTTGGATTTTAATAGAATTAATATCAACAAGTTGATTAACGACACTATCGCCACAAAGCGTATATTCAGTTCCGTTAATTCCAACTTTGATTTCTAAATAATTATTTTTCATTATCTTCTATAACCACCCTTTCCACCAGAACGTGCTTGTGCTTGTTGGGCTTTTATGTTATTCCACTTATTTTCATAAGCATAATCTAAAACATTTGTTAAACCATCCAAAGCAATTGTAGCAACACCTAACACAGGATTAATTGCAAATGCAGTTCCATAACCTACCATTGTTTTAACAGCATTAACCATATTTTGATTTGCTTGATTACCTGACCATTTACCAATGTTTGAAGTTGTATAATTTACAGCTCTCATTACTATCATGTGTGAAGCTGTTGAAAGAACACTTGCTTTTTTATTGTCTTTTGCATCTTTATTAAGTGGTTTATTTGGATTATTATTATTTGCAACATTACCACTATCAATAGTAGCAGTTCCAGTATCATCTGTAATTCTAACTTGTATTGGCTCTGCCATATTAACACCTCCTATTTTTTAGTAAATGTCATTGTGGCTCTTAATATATCGCCTGTAATTGTAGATTCTGATATTGATGTTAAATAACAAGTTAGGTATCTACTAAACTTATTATTTGTATATTTAAGGTTATATGTTGCTTCGTTATTTGTTTCACTTATAATTGAATCCATTAATGTGTCATTAGATAAATACACTAAATCAATTTGTATTGTTTCTTGAACGCTATTAAGTGATGGCTCTATGCTTGGATTTGCTACATAAATGTTAGGATCATAATTCTTAACCTTACCATACTTAACGTTGATTACGCCCTCAATTTTTTTGTATTCATTATTTTGTTCTAGTGATACATAAGTGTTTTGAAAATCACTAACTGCATTATAGAAGTTAGCAATAAATGTGACTTCACTAATCCACCAACGATTACTATTAACAGTTGTGCATGAAGCATCGTGATATTCCCCAAAAGTTAATAATGCAGATACATTTTCTTCACTATCAGTTATTAGTTGCTGATTCAAAGCAGTAAGCATACTTCTTAAATTAGCAACAGCTTCATTGAATATTTGTCTATTTTCAGGTATTGCAACTATCAACCTTAATTGTTCAGTTCTAATGGCTTGACCACCTACTTGTGTAGTTGTTCCACTATCTACTCTTAAAACACCAAATTTCGTTTCTTCCTGTGCTTCTGGTAGCATTTTAGCCCAATCAATATCATGATTATTAGCATACTCTAAATAATAGTCGCCACCTAAATAATTCTCGATAGCATTAACGATTTGGTTATATATCATTTCCATCAACCCCATTTTCATTATCTTCATCAAAATCACTTTCAGTTTGTAAACCGAAAAGCAATTTGTTTTCTTCTACCCACTCTCTTACAGCTTCATTTACCCAATGATAATGTTTATTATTATGTCCTCTAATAACAACACTAAAATTTAATAAAGCTGCATATTGTATTGTGGGTGTTCCATTAATACTTGCATCATCGTTTCCTATTGTAATCAACCACTCTTTAGGGTTTCCCTGAACACCACTAATTGAAGCTCTTAATGCTCCAGTATCAATAGGACATTTTTCTCTTAATTTTTGTCCTAGTTTTTCAACTAATGCTCTATCCATTATTCAAGACCTACAAGCATGTGTCCTGTAAATGCTCCTAAATCCCCTTTAAAACGTGCTTGATTATTGTTATTGTAATAAGATGATGTAGTTATCACTCGATAGATTCTACCCTTTATATCGAGCTTATCATCAAGCGATATTTTGTAATTTGCATTTAATTTTATTGTCAAAGTAAGTTTGTGCATTTCTAAACCCTGTGCAAGTTCAAATTTTCTACACATTTCCTCACTCATTATTTCAAATTTAAAAGGGATATTTTTAGTTTGATTAATACCCCAATTCTTATCATTTGTTCTATGTTCAATATTGTTTCTTCCCATAGGCAACACCTACCAATTCAATACTAAATCCCATAGCTCGGCAACTGCCTTTGGACTAAATGCAGTATTATGTTCTCTATCATCATTACTAGAGTTGGCTTCTGAATCTCCATTATCGTAAGTAAATATTGCTTGTTCGATAATCGCATTATGCAACGCTTCTTTATATTCAAGTGCCGTTCCAGTTAAACCATCCTTTGCCATATCCTCAAAATATGCTCTAGTCCATACTCTACCTCTATAACGTGATATTAAATGAAATACAATATTGCATACATTGAGCATATAATCATCTACTGCATCTTGTATAGAATCAAAATGACTTGTATCTAGGACACCCTCTTTTTCGAGGTTATATCCTCTTTTTCTTAATTCTTCTAAACTTACATATTTTTTATAATCAATCATTTTGACCTCCATTTTTAACTAAAAATAAAAAGGGTGGATTAATACCCACCCTCTTTACTTGTTTATATTATTACTCTAATTAAGCTGTTAATAAACCAAATGCTTCAGGGCTTAATACAGCATAAGCAGTAGCAACTCTACCCTTAACAAAGCCACCACCAACAACATTAGAATCACCATTACCATCAAATAGGTTTGGCTCTACTCTAAATGCAGTAGGGTTAGCACCATAAGCTGGATGACCTGCAACAGCATAAATTTTCTTTGCAGATTCGCCAGTTCCAACATTACCAGTCACTAAATTAGTCACTTTAACATTGAATCCTGCAATTTGTGCAATAAAGCCTTTCTTAACTAACTCTTGAGCCATATCGCCCTGTCTAATAGTCTTGTTTGAAGCCATAATCTTTGCTTGTGCATCTCCATTAACGATTAGGTATCTATTTTCCATAGGAACACCTTTATCAGTTAACTTACCAGCTAAATCAGTTAATGCATCATAAATATCATTAGAGCCAACTGATACAACACTACCAGTCTTTTGATAACGTGGATCTCCTGAAGCAAAAGCATTTCCTGCTTCATCGTTTCCTTGAGCACCATTGATTAATACTGTCATACCAACTTTATTAGATGATAAAGCTACTGAATATGCTCCTCTTTCAAGTGCATCTTTCTTTTCATCGTATGATGCAGTAGCAACATTTAAACCATCGATATACTTATTGATATATAAGTCATGGTTGATAGGTAATGTAATATAAGCGTTTGAATCGTATGATGGAGCATTAGATGCTAAATTTGTCTTTGAATATTCGCCTGCTTCTTCATCGAATGTTAGTGGGACATTAACAGCAGCAGCTGGCATATCTCCCTCAAATGGATGTGCAAATAATCCATCTAAAACTAATTGTGAACGTAATTTTGCGGCTACGATCTTACCGAATTCTGTCTTACCTGTAAATGGCATAATTTTTGTCCTCTCTTTTTTCTAATTTTTTTTATAAATCTAAATTTGGATTTTCAGCTTTGTATCTTTCAAAAAATTCACTACCTGTTGGAGCAGGATTATTTTGTGGCTGTGCTTGTTGTGTTCCTTTAACTTCAAACAAATCAGTATAATCGCCTTTTAATTTCTTGATAGATTCATCTAATCCAATGTAAGTCTTTTTATCGTTATCATAACTAGCATTATCAAAATCTAATTGTGACATGATTAGTTCTGGGTGCTTACAACCCTGTGATTTTAAAAATTCAATTCGTTTTGATTTTTCAGCGTTTGCTTCGGCATCGGCTTTATATTTCTTTAAGTCCTCATAATCCTTATAACCATCTAATTTTGTGGTTAATTCGGAATTTTGAGCCTTTAGTGTTTCTACCTCTTTACTATGTGAGCTTTTAAGTTGCTCGTTTTCACTTTTTAAAGTATTTAGGTCTGCACCATTTTGGCTCATAACATAATCAACTATTCCATTGATCTTGTCCTCTGCTACACCAGCATCAACTAATTGTTTTTTTAAATCTTCTCTTTTCATCTTTTTTCCTCCTACGCTTTTTACGAGTATTGCATCTCGTTAGATTTAAAAGTTATTCGTTCTTTTACGCCTACGTTTCCAAAGGCAATATAAAAAGGGATATTTCTATCCCTCATTACCAATGTTGTTTACTATTGCTATTGCTACTATTGGAGCTATAACAATAACTAAAAATATCCAATAAAACAAACTATCACTTACTTTCGTATTCAGTTATCCTAGTTCGCCACTCGTAAACTGGTAGCCCATTTCTTATACTAAAATTTCTATATTTATCTTGCCATAACTTACTATTAAGAACGTTCCACTCGTATTCAGTAAACTGTTCCATCTTACCAGTTATAGGATTTGTTCTATTTACCTTTAAAGTCCTATCAGATAACTTTTCTTTGCGTTTCCATTGTCTTATGGTATTTTCCATAGCTCGTTGCCTAATTGTTAAATTTCGAGCATTTTTTACGTTTACCATATTGTATTGAATAGGAGCTGCACCCTTATAGTATTTGATTAATCTATGCTGACAATTAAATGATAGAAAACCATTTTGACACGCTTCTAACAAGCTATAATATGGCTTACCATCAATATAACCAAGTATAGTTTGATTTGGTTTTCCATGATATTGTCCCATTGGTCTTGATGATACATCCAAATCCATTAAGTAGATTTTACCCTGCCACCAACTACAACGTTCAGAAGCATCAGCATGACTTGAAGCAATAACGAACTCGTTTTGTTTGATACCCTGCCTTAATAAATCTTGGTTTATCATTTGGTATCTGGTTTCTATTTCAGCCATATTTCTAATTGACTTAACCCTACCTAAACTATCAGTAAGTGTTAATGTTCCATTGGCTATATTGTTCTTAACTTCAATTAAAGTGTTTTGTAGCATTGTCTTATAATTTGAAAATCTACTTGTTCCACCAAGCTCGGTATCAGTAATATAATCTCTTATGTTCTTAATACCTGCTTTAGCAATTCCAACGTTGTTATCAAATACATCAATTGATATTCCTTTGTCGGCTTGTAAGATTAATGGCTTATTAGCAGTTTTCATTTGTTCAATGAGCTTACCAATAACACCTAAATTGTCGTTATTTAAGTTTTTCTCAAGAATAGCTATAACCATTAGCCACCCTTTCATAAACGCCTTTAAAATGGCTATTTTAGTGCTTTCAATAAGATAATCACTAGCGTTCTCTTTTTCTAGCTTCTTTGTTGTTTCCTCGACTAGATTTTGAATTAATGATTTTGCATAGATCTTACTATAACCAAACATAATTGCATCGTTGATTATCTCTTGCACTTTTGTATTTGCTTCTTCTACAATTAACGCTAACTTATCCTCTTTTTCATTTGTGCTATTATCTTGCATAACTAGAAGTTAGAGAATTGCATAGGAACAGCCACCGAATCCTTTTCAGCATCAATTTGCTTAATCATTTCATCGACCTCATTATCGTTAAGGTCTGGGTTAGCTCTCCTAATTGCTTCCTTTCTTGAAATTAAACCATTTTGTAATTGCTTAATGACTAAGTCAGCGTTTCTTGTTGGATTAATAATTGAAGCCATAGACCAACGTATTGCAATTTTAGAAGCAAAGCCTAACGCTTCAATAACACATGCTAATAAATCATTTATCTTTTTAGTGTTTATGTCTCTAAAGTGCTTAACAGTGTTAGCTGTTGTATCAGTCATTGAATTGATTTCATCATCAGTTCTTTGTCCTGACATTAATAATCTTGCATCATAATCTATAATTCCAATTCCTACATTAGCACATAAACGAGCTGTATCATTGTCAACTTGATTATTCCATTGTTCTGAACGTATATCGAATTGAACATTTGTTGGTTTGCTATCTTCAGGCTTCAATGTTGGATAAGGCACTAGAATAGGGTTTTTATATCGTGTTGCAATTGGCATTACAACCATACCAGTCATTTCCTTTGTAAATGGTCCAGAGATGCCACCGTTTCCTATTTGTGGTATCATTATTTGACCTCTACCAATTTCCTTTTCAACTTCTTTTCCTGTTATAGATGTATCGATAGTTGCTGCATTATCAACTGCATCAACAAACATAGCTTCAGGAATATCTAAATCTAAAAACTTTGTATTTACATCACTATATTTGATATCATAAACGCCTAAATCTTTGAAAGTTAATTCATTATCCTTTGAAAAGTCAATGCCTTTATATGCTTTTAACACTTCAGCTGGTATGTCTTTAAAATCTAGTATAGATGTTCTAGCATCTTTCTTGCTTTCCATTGTAAATATAGATTTATAAACTATGAATTGCTGATGTGGTATCATTTTGTATGTTCCATCATCTTGCTTTGCTCTTTTATAGAATCTATGTTCGCAAACGACATATTCAGTTCCGAACTTATTTGTTTGGTGGTTTGACAAGAACAACCACGCTTCATTTATGTTCTTATGTATATCAAATTTAACCCTATGCCTAAAAATGTTATATGTCATTAGGCTTACTTGTTCTGTTAATTTATCTTTGTAAACTGCTACAACAGATCTTCCTGTTATTGCTGCTTCAGTAAATCCTTTCGTTAAGCAGTCACTAAAATAATCTTTATCAAATTTTTCGTTAAGGTCTTTTTCTGGAATATCAGTTTGGTAGTAAACTCTACCTACTGTCTTTGACACTAAAATTTTAACTAATCTAGGAGCTACACCACTTCTTAAATAACGATAGTTTAAACTGAATACAAAGCCACTAGCAAACTCGGCAGCAATTTGATTATTAAATACTGCTAATTGTTCTACACCCTCATACATTGAGAAGTATGTCCTAATGTTCTCTCTTGATACTCTATTTGTAGCACCTATAAAAGCCCTTAATGATTCAGGTAGATACTTATTAGCTTTTTCTTTTTCATAGTCAATAGTTGTTTCTGACATATACTACATGCCACCTCCATAAGCGTAATATAAATAGTAGCTTCCATATTTGAAAGCATCGATGCAGTGGTCGTTTCCATCCTCTGGTTGATTCTTTTTCATATCCCATACTTTGTTATTAAGCTCAACTATGAACATATCAGTTTGACCTAACAACTCATTTGGATTAAGTGGATTTCTATAACCTGCATCTATTATGTAAAAGTAATCATCCTTTCCAATGATACTTTTAACTCTTTGTGTATCTTTTAGTATGTCCTTTTTCTCAACCTTACAAGCACTAAACTGTGTCCTTAAATTAATCTCGTAAATAAGGTCTTGGGTAATTGCTGCACTATCTCCAAAGATTTGAACGATATTAGCAATTTTAATACCAAATTGAGGAAGCCAAAAATCAAGCCACTTGGCTATATTAATTGCTTGTTGGCTATTACTATTACTTCCTATTTTTGGAACATAATAAAAAGATGGTAGAATCAATAATCTACCAGCTGTTGTGATTAGCATTGTGACTAACGCTGTCGCATCATTGTTAAGACCACTATCTAATCCACATAATACTCTTGCCACCATTTCATTTGGTAGCCATTTAAAACTTTCTAAAGGAATAACTTTGTTTTCAGTAAATTCCTCGTAAACAAGTCCCTCACTTCGACCTCTTAAACCTAAAATCTTGTTTTTGTATTGTTTAGAGTTCGGTGGGACACTGTCTCTTATTTGTTGTTTCTTTTCTTCGGATAATGCTACATTGTCATCCATTGTAAAATACCAATGTAAATATCCATCTTTTGCTTGACCACTATAAAGCTGATTAAGTAATTCACTTGGATAATCTTTCTCGTATTCCTTTAGTGGTCTTGCATGATTTATAAATTCACTATAAATAGGAAGATTTGGATCATCAGGGTTAAGTGTCAGCATCCAATAATCTCTACGCATTGATAACTCACGCATAAAATTAATATCAGCAATGTTTGCTTCATCGACCGCAACTATACCATATTGATTACCTAATATGTCTTTCCATTTGGTAGTATCAGAATAACCAGCACAATAAATAATTCTGTCCTCATCCCTCGTTCTACCATACACGATTATATGTGCTAGTCTTATTTCGCCATATCCATTAGGTTTATATTCAACTTTATAACCTAACTGATTTGCTATATCTAAAATGCCATTTTCTTTGACTATGACACTAGATTCTAACTTTCCCATTGTGTAGCCACATAACAAATGTATTTTCTTTTTTGATAGTGCTACAAGTAAAATAAATTTAAGACCAATACCAATTGTTGTTTTACCTGCACTTGTTTGTCCCTCTAAAACTTCAGTATCGATATGATCTTGTGTTATGTCTAATCTTTTAACAAAGTCTTTGAATTTACTTCCTAGCTTAATCACTTTTCCATCAACTCTTTGGCTATGTCCTTTGCAGTCATAACATTTACATCTGCATCTACTTGGGCTTGAACAGATGCTTTTACTTCTTGAATATTTAATCCAGCCCAAACACCAATATTCTTTAATGCTTCATTTGCAGCTTTTAAATCTCGTTCAGTATTACCTGTTTTAACTGGTTTACCTTTTATGTCTAACTTGACTTGTGGTTGACCTACAACACCCAAGTTATAAATTTCCATAGCTCGTGCAATTAGATCCTCGACTTTGATTTCGTATTTTTCTTGAATTTCTAGTTTCATTTCTTTTATGCGTAAGCGAACGACATCGTTTGACATCAGGCGTGGTGCTAATTTTCTTGCTGTATCTCTCTCAACACCATAAGCGTTTTGATAGGCACTTGTTTGATTTAAAGTTAAAATATATTGTCTACAAAATTCTTCTTGTTTAGCAGTTAATTTTCTGGTTTTTTCTAATTCATCTAATTCTTCCATAGTTTAACCACCTCACTTTCATTAGTTTGTGTAATAATAAAAAAATCTATGTAGTCTTGGTATCTTAACCAGATATTTAATCCAAGACTTTGAACATAGATATTGCTTAAAAAAAGAAAATTAAAAATAAAAGAAAAAAAGAACTACGCTACTTTAGACATTTTGAAATCGAAAATAATAAACTATTCGGAGGAGCTTATAATAATCATGCAAAAATTTTTTTGGTAGTTCTTTTCTTCAGTTTTGAGGAGATTCTAAAATGCAAACATAATGCACTAGAGATAATCTATATATGATAGCTTGATATTTTTATCAAACTTCTACGATATCATTTTAACACGTTCAATAGGGGACAAGGGGGGACACTTTTATTTTTTTTACTAGTTTTCTTGAAATAGATCCATTAGAGTTGTTGTTATCTTGTTTACTGAACGTTTACGCTTTTTTGATACTGCATCAGTTGTATAGTAGTTTTCAATTGCTATTTCTTGTGTGGTGTAGCAGTCAATATAGTAGAGCTTCATAACTTTTGAATTTTCAGCATTAAGGATAAAATCTAATGCAGCTGCTACCATATTTCTGTTATGCTCCAGTGATTTTTCTATTAGCATTGTTTGTGCTGTTAGCTTTCCTAGTTCTTCCTTTAACTCAATGATTTTAAGATGCCTTAATTCAACATTGTTGACTTTGCCACCATTATTGAATCCAGCTCCACTTGCTTCAGTAGAATCAGCATTTACAAAGGCTCTTTCTAAATCTCTGATATCGTTTCTTATTTCTTCTCTACGTTTTCTTAATATAATAACATCATAACATTTAGTATTTACTAGCTTTAAAGTATTTCTAATATACTCTTTTAATTTAGTTCTAGTAATATTATTTATATTATATAAATTATTAGTATTAAGTATATAACTATAAAATTCTTGTAGACTGGATTTTATATTTTCTAGCTTTGTATCAGATGTTAAACTTTTTCTCATTTTTAATCTCCTCTAATAATTTTTGAATATCAGTAGCCACCATATTTTTGCTATCAATCCCATCAGTTTCAAGTAATTCTAACCAACGTTGTAATTTTTCTTTTAAGAAATCATCAACTGACATTTTAATATCAGTTTTAACCCACTCTTCAATAGGTAGAGCATTAATAATTGATTTTAAATTTCTATAATCCATTTCCAAAATACCTCTTTAACAACTCAAATTCTTTTTCTGTAAGTTTATACTTACCATAAGTTCCATACATTTCTTCATAGTAATTGTAATCATAATCATTTTCTATGAAAGTGACATAAAATCTTTCTAAATCAATTCTTTTTTCGAACACAATCTCAAGCACCTTTTCATTCTCTTGTGCTTTTAGTAAGGATTGTTCTATAATTTCTAAATAATTATAGGTTGTTGCTGTACAAGGTTCTGGAACATAATATTTTTTTATATGTTTTAAACCTTTTAACGCTTCATTAGGACTAGCATTTTCTATTGCTTCTAGACGTTGTAAGGCATCTTCAATAATATCAAAATCAGGGACATCTTCGTGAAAGAAATCTATAAATTTATTTTTAATTCTTTCTAATGCTACAAATTCTTTATTCATTCTTCAACACCTTATCTTTATCTTTGAAATATTCTTCTTTTGAAATTTTAACCATTTCCTTATTTACTTCTTTGTAATATTCATCAAGTTCAATTTTATTTCCTTCTGGAGTAATTACATATAAAAATGCTTGGTGGTCATAAGCACCATTATTTTTGTCTAATAAGAAATCTTCACCATAGACTTTATATGGTTTATCACTAGGTAGATAAGGCATTGTAATAGGAAACATTTTGTCTATAATTTTCCTTGTTATATTATTTACCCACCAACCACCATTTTCATCTATGTATATAACTCTATCAATATCACTATAACTTACTTTGCCATCTAAAGTTTCTTTTCTAAATAAACTTGTCATTCTAGGACATTGTAAATTGCTTTTTAAACCTTTTTCTTTTAAATGTTTTGGATTTTCATAAGGCATATTACCATCAATAAAGAAATCATTATCAGTAATAGGTGTTAATGGTTTACCTTCCATTAATCTAATTAAAATATTTTTTGTTAAACTAAAAGACATTCCACTATGCTCATCTTCACATAGTGAATTATACGCTTTTAACGCTGATTGATAACAAGCACAACCATAGTCAAAACTCTTACCATCCCAATTAGGATTTTCTTTCTTACATGCAATTTCTACTTCTCTTTTTGCCCATTCACTCATTTTCATTTTAACATCTCCTTTAAGACTTTCTTCCTGATTTCAATAGTTTTTTCTCCATTTAAGATTTTACACAACCATTGTGGTTTAATTGAGATTAAGATATAACTATATCCATTTTTAGTTAAAACTCTACACATATTTTGTGGCGTTTTTTCGACAATATTATCCTTATTAAAATTAGGATATGAATATTTGCAATACTCACTTAATTCCTTTGGCTTATTAAATATTTTTAAGTTCTTAATATGAATTGCATAAAAAGGATTTTGACTTTCATTTTCATCACCATTAATTATATAGTCAAATAACTGATGTTCTTTTAAACAGCTTCCTTTTAAAATTCTACGTTCGGTTTCAGCATTCCAAGTGTTTGGTGTTATTTCATCAACCTCAAAATCGCACTCAGCAACGATTTTGCCGTTAAGTAATAAATTCTCAAAATGATTTTGTTTAGCTTTGCAACCACAAAATGTTCCAAATATATATCTTAAATCATATAAATAAGGCTTTGCCTTAACGCAATATAAAAGTAATCTAGTCATATCTATACACCTCTGATATTACTTGCTATCATATCTGCAAAGTGTATGTATAACACGCTTTGATATTGCTTTTGTGCAACTCCTAAATCGTTCCAACATTCTTTTGGTTCGTAAGCACCCATGTGCCACCTAATCATTAATATTTCTTCTACTGTTAGTTTTATAAAACGATTAATCATTAATACTGACTTTTCCCCATGTCCATAAGGAAATTGGTTATCTGTATTGTATTCATATTGCTCAACTTGTTCCCACATTCCAGTTTGAGCATTTTTTACATTTCTAAAACCTTTCTTGTAGTTTCCAATTTTGCATACATCATGAAGCAGACAAGCTATTTTAGTTGTATCATTATCTATGCCAGTTAATTTTACATATTCTTCATATACAGCTAAACTATGGTCGCATAATCCACCCTCGTATGAGCCATGATATTTTGATGATGCAGGATCTACAAAAAATGATGTTGATTCTAACCAACTGATTAATTCAGCTATACCATTTCTATTTACTTTTTTTAATAATTCTATAAATCTTTCTTTATTAGTCATTATCTTTTACCTCATATATAATTAAAGCAGTTAATCTATTATGTGCTGTTGCATATTTTATATCTACAACTTTTATATGTACTTGATTTTGTAAGATAAATTTATTAATCCTATCATCAATTCTATCCTCATATGTTAAAACTGCATCCTCAATTAATTTAGTTTTTATCATCATCTTCTACCTCAATCTCTCTATTTTGTTGAACTATACGAATAATTTGTCTTTTTAAAGAATAACAAGAACTTTCATTTTTTAGAACGCAACTATCACAATACACAGATTTTCGATTATCACATCTTACAACATTCATAGCAACCTCTTTTAAAGTCAAATCTCCGATTTTCTTTTTCATATCAATACCAACTTTCATATCAAATAAAATAAACAAGTCAAATAATGTATAATTTGGTCTAACCAATATGGCATAAATTTATATTTTTTTGCTTTTAAAAAATCTACTATAATATGCAATATCAATAACGGTATTAATTGCCATACAAAGCCAAATACAACATAAAATGGTAAACAATATAATACACAATGCACTAATAAATGATAGTAATTATTACCTTTTGTCTTTGCTAAATAATCTATTTGTAATACATAATCTCCTACCAAATGGCATAATATTAATTTAATAATAATTTCAAAGATTATCATATCAATACCAACTTTCCCTCACTATCCATTTTAGCAACATATTTTAAACCCCATTTAGTCCATATTGCAGCATAGATTTCATTATAATTAAAATAGTATTTCATAAAAAATGGTATATCTTGCCTTATGCTCCATAATATAGGATTGCCGTTAGTATCTTTATCTTCGCCAACAATAACATAAATATCACACAATTCCTCTATTGTGTCGGCTTGTGCTAAAATAAATTTATTTAAAATATATTTAGTTTGAAGTTTATCAATGACAACTGTTTTATCCATTTTATAGTGTGTCGCATACTCGTTTAATTCACTCACTTCGTAAATTCCATCTTTTGTTCTTATGTATTTCATTGTGATACCTCTTCAAATTTTACTTTTTTAGGTTTAAATGTTGCTAGAAATTCCATTATAGCTTCTTGCTCAAACTCACTAGGTTGACAGTTGCTTCTATCTAGCTCATTACCATAATGCTGTAAAATATGTTTGTCAAAATCTATCTCACATGTTGAGCTTGGCTTTCCATCATGCCATATCATTATTAATAAGCTCTGACCTCTTGCAACTTTAGAATAATAACTACAAGATAGGATACACTGGTGTAAATCATCTGCAGCTTTCTTGTATTGCTCATATTTATAAGGCATAAATAGTGTATAGCCATTTCCTAAATCAATACCAGAATCTAGCTTATTCTTCTTTGCTATTTTCTTTAATTGAATCCAATACTGCTTTTCTCTTTCAAGTTCTTTTTCCTTTTCTATACGTTCAAGTTCTTTCTTTTCTTCGAGTAATCTATCGTGCATAGCGTTTGGATCATTTGGATACTTCCAATATTCATCCTCAATATTGTGTCCCTGATTATAAGCCATAGTAAGCATATCGTGATATCTATACTTGTCTATATTCTTTCGTTGACAGTATCTAAAGGTTTCAACTGAATCGATATATATTCCTTGTGTCCTCCAATTATTCCAACACATATATGTATACCATTCATCATATTTCATACCTGATTTAATAAAACTTTGAACAGTTGCAAGACTTAACATTCCTCTATCATCATTAAAATTGCTTAAAGCCTTAATAATTGCCTTTTTTTTAGGTTTTGTTAGTCGGTATAGTGATTTATTAGTGGCTATGTTATAAAACCCTAAATAAGCCAAAGTTTCAACCTCACTTGGATGTTGATACCACATTTCGATTAAATCTATTAATTTCCAAATAGTTAATCTAGGATTATCAAAATCAATTTTCTTCATTAGATAATTAAGCTCTGGTTTACTTTGTAGGATTAAATCTTTCATTGTTTCATTATTCATTTCAAGCCTACCATACTCAAGACCTACAACTCTTGATGTTTCCTCATAATCACACAAAGGTATTGGATGATTATAGCCATAATAGTAGCCATATCTTGTTTTACATTTTTCATCTGGGAAATCTACAAGCCAACCACCCATATTTGCATAATGCACATTACCATATCTTGCATAGGCTTTTTTAGTTGTTAGATTATACTTGTAGATATCCAGCTTATATTTATAATCTTGTATCTCATAATCTTGCTTATAACGAGCTTGATTTATAAGCACAAGTTCATTTCCATTTTCAATTTCTAATCTCAAAAAATAATCACATTTATGAGCCATAGTTATTTACCTCTTTAACCACTCTTTGATTTTCTCTATATTTTCATCGCCTTTAATTGAAATATTAATCATTAAAAACTTTTCGCCTTTAGGCTCTGACATAACTCTTTTATGTTCTTCTTTGTTATAGATAGATCCTTTTAAGATTTTTAAAATTTCCTCATCACTAACCATAAAACTAATCTCCTAAAACATATCAAATATACTCATTTGTTCGCCACCACCTGACTGCTTGGCTTCTTCGAGTTCTTTTGCTTTTCTTTCTTCTTCAGCTTTCTTCTTTTCCTCTTCCTTACGGATACGTTCTTCTTCTTTTTTACGCTCTCTTTCTTTACGAGCTTCTTCTTGCTTACGAGCCTTTTCTTCAGCTTTGGCTTGTGCCTTTGCTTCTTCTTCACGCTTCTTGCGTTCCTCTTGTAAGACTTCTTCCTCAAAGCGTTTCATAGCTTCAACTCGTGCTTTTGTTTTTTCTTCTTCAGTTAACTCAACTGTGTGATTAACAACTACTGTTCCAGAGATAGTTTTAATATCATCTTTTGAGATTTCATCTACATAATAATCACGAGCCATCTTAAAGATTTCCTCATCTGCAAACCCATTACAACCTGATTTACGGACTTGATTCATTATGTAGTTGCAGCAGTCAACTATATTCTTTTCTGGATTACTATATCTCTCTTTAAATGCTTCATCAGTATTAGAATAGTTTTCCAAATATTCTTGAATTGTTTGTTGAAATGGTGTAGAAGCCTTTAATCCATTGTTATTATTTGAACTTGGCTCTTGGCTTTCTTCATCATTTTCAGTTTCAGCTTCTTCATCAGTAGTTTTCTCTACTTCTTCAAGTTGCTGTTCTTCCTCTTGTTCTAATTCCTCATTTAATTCTTTATCTGTCATATTCAGCTTCCTCCAATTTTTTTAAGTAAAAATCTCTTTTCTCATTTGAGATACAAATACTACATTTTTTTCTATAATAGGTTTTACCTTTTACTACAACTTTATAAAAATACTTTTCGGAACGTTCTTTACCACATGATCTACAAATCATTTGTTTCCTCCATATAGTTTTCCTTTAAGAACTCAACATATTTGTAATACCACTCTCTTTGTGCCTTTGTTAGTTTTTTGTTATAGACAAGCTTTAAATGATACCTGAAATATCTTTCAGCATCTTTCTTAAAATCTTTAAGTTCTTTTATTTCATCTTTTTGTTCGTTGATTTTTTCTTTACGTTTGTTAGCTATTGTATTTGGATTCTTGAAATCCCAGTCAACAAAGCCATACGCTTTTAAATATTTAATTTTACGATATATTATGTTATCGTTATAACAATTTGTTTCATTTTCGCCTAACCATTCTCGTAATTCTTGTTTTGTTTTAGATAACATTACTTGATGTATCATATCATCTCGCATTTTTGAATATGGATTATATCCTTTAGTTTCTATGATTTCGCAACGTTCATAAGATACACCATCTGGAGCAGTATAATAAACTACAAAATCAGGTGTATATGTATTATTCTTTGTAATCTTAATCGGAACACAGGGATGATACACAAAATATTGAACAATGCCCTCTTTTTCCAAATTTTCAAGATATTTATAATATTCAACTTCTAATTCACTATCGAACTTGATATTGTCATATTCTACCTTTGGCATCACATAACCTCCAAGATATACCCATTTTCAAATTGTCTGACATTTATATTTTTGTTTAGTTTCTTTCTTAAACTGTCAATGTCAGCATCGTTTTTCTTATTAATAAAACAATTGCCATATAGTTTTAAGTTTGTATATACCCAGTCAACCTTTACTATCTCTCTTGACCTACTTTGTTTTCTATCGTAATTAATTTCAGTTTGTTTTGCTGTTCCATCTGAATTTAAACAATAACTCATTTTATCTACCTTTACCTTTTTTTGTGGCTTGTAGCCATATTTTCTTTTTTGCTTTGCATTAAATAAAATGCAGCTCTTACATAGTGTCGATAAATGTTCATAATATTTACCATTTACAAA